GGCTCACCGCGCTCGTTGAGCACGATGAGTGCGATCGACTTGGCACTGCCGCCCTTGTTGCCGCAGCGCAGCCGCCACCCGTCCGCTTCCGCCGCACGCACGGCGCGCACGACACGGTCATTGAGCGCCTCAGAGCATCCCGCGAGCTGCTCAGCAGTCCATCCCATTGGCACGACTACTGCCGCGGACTCACTGGCTTCGGCTGCCTTCGTCTGGTCCATCAGAAGTTCCTCACGTGCTGCGTGGTAGGGACAACCGGGCGACCGAAGCCGCCATCGGTGCGAACAGTCTTCTGGCTGTGACAGGCATGACAGGCGCCGCGCAGATTCTCGAGCGCATCAGATCCACCCTGCGCGCGCGGCACGATGTGATCGGCGTCGGTGCTCGGTCGCTGATGGCAGATGGTGCAAACGGGATCGCGCGCAATCACGATCGCTCTCTTCCGGCGCCATGCCGCATCGTAGCCACGCGCGCCGGCATTGCCGCGCGCGTGATCGCTGGCGCGACGATGCACCGCGCACCGGCCGCGCTTCACGAGAGCGGGGCAGCCAGGCGCGGTGCAGGGGCGAAGAGCACGGGTGGGCATGAAGCCAGAATAACGGATTCAGGATGGTCTATGGCGATGGTCTGCAGGCACAGCGTCGTATGCAGCAAGCGCAGATTGCCAAGACGCCACGACTAGCGCGGGCACACCGAAATCGGCGGCGCCGTCCTCTACGAGCTTCACAATTGCCGCCCGGCGGTCCTCGGCGAGTGTTGTAAGCCGTGCAATCTCGGACCTCAAATCGAGGATGGTTGAATAGACCGCGCGCAGTGTGTCGGGCTTGAGCGTACAGGGCACTGTTTCATCCGTCTGGTTCTGGATGTCCAGTTCCTGCTCGATTTCCTCCATCATTCCCTGTGAGATGCGATCAGCCATTGTCCTCTCCCGTGCTGGCGTCGGCTACTGGCACGACGCGGAACAGAATTGGGCTCGACGGCCAGAGGTCGCCGTCTGCCTCAATCCAGAACCGGCGCTCGCTGTCCCGCGTGGCGTTGTGAATCCCTGTGCTTCCCGCCTCGATGACGTGCAACGGCGTTCCGTCGCAAGGCGCGTAGGTGGCTTCGCGCCAACCCAGCTCCTTGAGGCGGGTGAAGCCATCGTGTATCGCCCGTACACAAGCGCCCTCATCCGGCAGGCGCTCCGCTCGCTCTGCCTTGTACTTCATCGCGGACGCCCACATCGATTTGGCTTCCGCCTCCGTGACTGTCTTAGCCATTGCCGTCTCCCTTGTCTGCGGTGGAGTCGTCGTCGTCGCCCATCCACCAGCGATAGCGGTCGTTCATCTTCGCCCGCGCCGCATCGGTGTCGAGCTTCGCGAGGCAGTCCCACGGGCCGAGGCGCTTCCACTCTGGGAATAGTTCGTCCTGAATCTGATCCCACATCGCCGTGTACTCCCATCCGCCACAGAAGAACGCTCGGCGGATTTCACGGCAGAGAGTGCACGTCGCGAACGTGCCGAAAGTGCCATCCCAAAGCCCCGTTACGCGCTCGTACCACTCTCCGCGCAGAATCGGCTCGCCGCACTCACAGCACGTATGCTGCTTACGTGCCCTGACGATCTTGTCGGCGTGGAACTTGGCGTCGTAGTCGTAGTCCACCGTTAGGCAAACGTCCGCGCATCCGCTCATTTGTTCCCCTTGTCTGCGGTGGAGTGCAGGGCGGCGTCGGACTGTTCCTCTTCGTCCTGCTCGTCGCCGCACCACTCTCCGTCTTCCTCGGGGTCGCACTCGTGCCGACAGTGGCGCGCGATCCATGCCCGCGTCATCACGATGGAATCCTCGCCGTCGCAATCGCACATCCGGTCGCATCGTGGACATTCATGCATGGTTGTTCTCCGGACGCCGCACGCTGTCGGGGTGCGTCTCCGCTACGGGGACGGGGGAGGCGCTTTGGCGTTCAGCAAGCTCGAACGAAAACGAACAGCGACACTTCTCGCACTGTGCGGCGATATACGGCTTCTCCCAAATCACAGTCTCGCCTTCGCGCCAGTTGAGCGACACGCCGCAGCGCAGACAAGAATGAAACGGCGCGATCCAGTTGCCGCGTTCTCCTTTCCACGCCACCGCCTCCTGACTCACCCTCGGCGTCTCGCGCTGGGGGGCGGGGGAGGCGTAGAGGGCATCCACGCGATACTCTCCTCGACCTGACGCCGACGCCTCTTCGCGGGTTGCGAAATACGACACCGCCTCGCCACACCCGATGTGTGAGCGCAATCGCCACGCCACCGGCGTCTGCTGGGGAGCGGGGGAGGCGTCAGCAATACGGCGGCGCATCAGCTCGTCACGGTCCCGCGCGAGGTCGAGAATCGCCTCGGCAAAGTCGTAGGCGTCGGCGTTTTCCCATGCGGGATTGCGGACGTACTGCTTCGCGCGTTGGATGCGGTCGCTCAACTCCGCCTCGGCCTCCTCGCTCAACGGCTTCTCCTGCCCCCCGCCGTCCACCAGCGAGACGACGGCGGCACGGCAGGAGGGACAAGGGTCGGGGCTGTGCTGGCCATGTGAACGGTCGGCGAGATAGCGCGCTGCGCAGAGGCTAATCGCCGTTTCTCGAATCTTCGGGTTCACCATGGTCCTCTCCGGTCGATGTACCCGCGCAAAACCATCAACGCCGCGAACTCCACGAGCAGCGCCACGTAAGGCAGGGCGTGGCTCATCCGAGCCCCCGGGCCCGTCCTTCGAGCAGTTCGCGGATGCTCGTCGGCGCGCCTGGTGGAGCTGGCCGTCGCTCGGTCCGCGCCACCTCCAGCGGGCGCTCTACCGGCTGATGCTCGGCCGGCGCGCTGCGCGTGGGCACCGTGCGTCCCTCGTGCGCCGCACCGTCGCGCAGCTTGAGCAGCAGCACGCGAATGGCGCGATCCGGATCCCGCAGCGGCTTGCCGGAGAGCACCGCATCACAGCAGCGCTCGAGGTGATCGAGGTCGGTGGCGCGCACCATGCGGCCACGGTCGAGGCTTGCGCCACCAGGCGAGAGGGACGCGGCGAGTTGGTGCAGCACGTCGCGCCGGCGCGCCCCGTCGTCGGGGTAGAAGCGATTCACGAACCGACGCACGGGCACGGACGACAACACGCCGTCGTCAGCGGGCACGTCGCGGCCTGGCTGTGTGACAGCCAGCGGGCCGTTGGCGGGTGGTGGTGGCGGGTTGTCCACATCCACCGCGCTCGGTTCGCCGCGTGGCTCTTTCCCTTGCTCAGATCTTCCGCTTCCGCTGTTTACTCCCTTCTCCGTTTCCGTTTCCGTGCTACCCAAGGGGGTGGGTGAGGGGCTTGGGGAGGGGGTAGGGGAGGGGGTTCCTTCACCATCCGCATCGGCCAGTCCATACGCGGACAGGAAGGCCTCGACCAGCGCCACTTTCGGCAGCGATCGCGCATAGGTGATCGCGCCCTTGCGGTTGTTCGCATTCGAGGCGGTGAAGAAAGGATCGAAGCGCAGGCCGTTCACGAGCCAGCAGACGTTGCGCTCGCGACGGATCCAGCCCTCCGAGCCGCTCACGGGCTTCGGCGCCTCCAGTTCACGCAGCGCGGCCTCGAGCTCGTCACGCGAGGACCGCGCGTGGATGTGCTCCAGGACGCCGAGGTAGAACACGGCGATGCCGTACTGCCCGAGCTTCAGCTTGAGCGTGTGGAACACCGCCTGCGCCAGCGGGCTCAGCAGCTGATAGTCCGCGTCGTCCACCAGCGACTCGTAGCTCGATCGATACAGCGCCTTCACCGGACCCTCCAATAGTGCCAGAAGTTGCCGCGCTTCTCGCGACGCATGACGCCAGCGTCCACGAAGCGGGCGAGGATGTGACAGGTCACCTCGATGCGGGTGCCGAGCGTGTCGGTAACTGCGCGGGCGGCGACAGCCTCGCGCACGGCGCAGGGCACGAGGTCATACATGGCCCGCGCCAGCGCCGGCGTGTCGATGCGGGCCCCGCGCAAGCGACGCCACGCCACACCGCCGATCATTTCGGCTTCATAGGCGCCATCGTCGAGGTCCAACGCATCGCCGTCATCGATGGCCCGCACGGGCGGCGCGGCACGCGGCCGCACGCGCTGCCATGCCCCGCGCGCAGCGCACTCGGGGCAGCGTTCCTGTAGCACGCCGAACTCGTGCGCGATCCGGAACTCCAGACGCCCACCGCACGCGCAGAGCGCACTCTGCGTCTCGCCAGGCTCGTCCACGAGCGGCATCCGATTCCCTGTCATGCCGCGATCCTCCGTCGACGTTCGGCGGCGGTGTAGGCGCCGACATCCTGCGGGCGGGCCCACACGATGTTGTGGTTGCCGTGGCTCTTCCCGAGGTACGTCATCGCCCAGGCGGGCGGCCGCTCGGAATCGACCGCCACGAGCCCCATGCCCCGGGCGAGCCCACCGAGCCCGTCAAGCTTCTCGTTGCCGTCGTTCGCGATCTCGCCGAGGCCCTGCAGGGCGATGCGGATCTCCCATACCGAGACCGAGCGCTGAAAGTCGAGGATCGCGTTCGCGGCGCGCGCGGCGATCGCGTTGAGCTTCATGCCGTCGCGCGAGAACGCGGCGAGCTGGGCGTAGTCAGAGGGACTGCGCAGCTCCGAGGGGAGCGCCGGCGGCGCCGGGGGGGTCGCCCAGAGCGGCAGATCGTCATGGCGCGGCCGTGGTCGCGTCCCGATGATGTCCTGCTCATCCGGCCGGATCATGTGCCGCACCCGCAGTAGCGCGAGCGACCGCCCGTCGGGGTGAACGGCTTATGGCATCGGTCGCAGAGTCGCACGCTGAAACGCATGGCCCGCCGCGGCCGCGCGGGCTGTGGCGCCGGTGCACTGGCCGCCGCGGGCGCGGGCGCGTTCGATGCGCCGGGCACGATGCGGCCGGCGAGGATCGTCACCTCGAGTAGCTGCTGTCCGTTCGTCAGGCCATAGCGCGCCTGCTCGTCCGTGCGGTAGAGCTTCGGCGTCTGGCTGCCATGCCAGAGCGTCACGCGCCCGTGCTCGTCGACCACGGTCAGGCCCTGCCAGAGAATCGTGGCGCTCATGCCGTGGCGGCCCCGCGGAGGACACCGCGCGCTGGCCGCGGCGCGGGACCCTCTCCTACCGGTTCGCCCAGCGGGATGAAGCCGGAGCCGCGGACGCCGGCGACGCCGGGCGCATCCGTGACCACCTTCACGAACGCGACCTCAGTCTTCGCCGATTCGACGATGACCTTCGCGACGTCCGCGATCGCACGGGCGCGCTCGATCTCCATCGGTTCCTTCTCATCCTGCAGCGCCTCGAGCGTGGCGAAGAGGTGGTTACGCAGGTCTTCTATCTTGTTCTTCACGACGCGCTCTCCGGTTGATCTGTCGGCGAATGGCGCCGATCAGCTGATAGGCCTCGGTGATCGGCTTCGGGTAGTTGTGCATGGTGTTGCGGCGCATCAGATCCTGACGGCTGATCCGCTCGAGGTTGTCGAGGCGGATGTCGGTCCGATCTCCATTCCGGAACACGACGGCGTGCCCGGCCGGGAGCGGCCCGTGTGCGTCCTCCCACACGAGCACGTGCACGTAGCGCCAGTTGAAGCGCGAGGCGACGGCGCGATCGTCGGCGACCTTGCGCTTGCGGTAGCCGTCGGCATCGAGCACTTCAGTGCCGATCGGAACCCACTTGCGTTGGGCCGCGCCCGCCATCGCGCCTTTCTTGAATTGCGTCTCGGCCATGCGTCCGGGCGCGTAGCCGGGCCGGCGGAGCCCCTTATTCGCCGAGACGTGCCCCTTCGTGAATCGAGTGGCCGCACCGATGTTGTCACCGCGGCGCAGTCGACAGGCCGCGGGGCTCGCGAGGTACGCCACGCTCTTGCGCAGGCCGAGATTCGCGGCGCGCGAGTAGATGCGCGCGACCGAACAGCCCAGGGCCGCGGCCAGCGTCGCGCTGCTCTCGTGCGGGTAGCGACAGCGCAGCTGCGCATCCTCCGCGGCCGTCCACCGCCGGTATGGCGTCTTTCGGATGCCTCGGCTTCTCGTCATGCCGCGTGGCCTCGGGTCGAGAGTCCCGCGGCGCGCCGCAGCGCTCGGCGGCGGTGATCTCTCGCACGGACCGCCGCTGCGCGTCGCCCCGCCGCGCAGCGGGCGCATCGCCGCGGCATCGTGCCGGCGACGTGCACGACAATCGGGCCATCCCCGCATTCGGGGCACACCGCGGCACTCGGCGTGCTGGTCAGGACCGCGAGGTCGGCCGCGTGGATGGAGCGAGCCAAAACCTTACGAGCACAGTGGACCCCTGGAGAACGTGGGTGTTGCACCCCGGTCTCCTGGCCAGCGCGGGACGAACGTGGAGCGGCCTGCGGCGCGGTCATGGGACGAGCTCCCACCGCTGGCGGCGGCTCCGGATCTCGCCCGCCACGCGCATCTGCTGCAGCACGCGGTCGAGCTCGCGCATGCCCGCGTTGAGCTGCACACGGAGTTGCGACGCGGTGAGCGCGAAGCCGGGGCGCAGCAACCCGCGCACGCCCTCGCGTAGTACGGCGTTGCGTTCGGCGAAGTACTGGGCCGTCGTCATGAGGCGCTCCGGCTGACGAACGCCCTGGTGTCGGCATCCCAGCGATACGCGTTGCTCGATCCCGGCGCCTTGATGAAGCCTTCGACCGGCACCCACTGGTTGGAGTAGGAGTGCAGGCGGATGCGGGCGCACGTGCGGTCGGCGGAGATCCATGGTTCTGCGGACACGCGCCGGATGCGGTAGGCCGGGACGTCGTGCGGTGATGCCACGTAGCTGCCCTCGTGCAGGGTGGCGGCTTCGTCAACGGTCATGATCGCCCCCCCCCCCCGCATTCACGAACGCAGGGCGCACAGCCTGGGCGCAGCCCGCGGCGAGACACTGGGCGCTCGTCATGCCACGGCCCTCTCATCCCGTCGCTTCGTCGCGAGGATCGTCGTGACCGCGCGCAGCGCGTCCGCCTTGGAGCAGTGGGGCGTGAGGACCGACATCTCGTCGACGGCGTCCTCGAGTCCGCGGAGATACATCTCGGCGAGCTCGCTCGGGGTGCCGGCCTCGAGGTGCGGTGGCCCGCCATAGAGGCGCTCGATCGTGCAGCGGATCTGTGGGTCCAGTGAATTGAAGACCAGCTCGTCGGCGACGGTCGGCGTGGTGGAGCGGATCGCGCGGCTCATGTGAGACCCTCCAGCCACTTCCACGGGATGCCGAAGACGCGCCGGCTATCGGCGACGGCGGCCACGCCCTGGGGATGGACGCCGAAGAGCACGAGCCCACGGTCGGTCTGCCGGAACATCGGCTGCAGACGACGCGGGATGATCGCACCCTGCACACGGCGATCGATCATCGGGAGCCGGGAGAACTCCGCCGCCTCGTGCAGCCGGTGCGCCCGGGCGAGATAGCGGCGCACGCGGGCCCATTGCCGCCCGGAGAGCCGTCCGCCGATGCCGCGCTCGATGGTGCGGCGCAGCGCGCCGTCGTAGCTGAACGAACGCTGCCCGACGTGCGACGCGCCCCGGCGGCGACGGCGGGTCTGCTGCTGGCCGGCCGGCAGCATGTCGCGCGAGACGGCCGCGCCGTTGAGCGGATAGCCCGCCGACGTGGTGACCGGGCCGCCGGCGGCGGGGATGGCGAAGCCGGCGATCGCGGCGACGGCCACCCGCATGAGGGTGCTGCGTGAGGTGGCACGCATCACGCCGCCCTCCAGGCCTGCCCGTCGCGTTCACGGGCGGTGAACGTGACGCGGCGGCGGGAGGCGACCTGTAGGCGGCGGCAACCGAAAACCGCCGTTTTCGCGTGTCTGAAAATGCGTGACGTTTGGCGGCTCGTCGCGTCCGCTGTAGCGTCCTCCGCATTCACCCCACAACCATATAGTGGGCGATCATCACGATCATGTGATTGAGCGACTTCGTAGCCTGATAAGCGTGAGGTCCGAGGTTCAACTCCTCGATGGCCCATTTGTATCTCCGGTTGTATCATCACGTTAGAAGGTCCGTTCACGGCGCCCGTCCTCACCGACGGGCGCCGTGTCTGATTTTGCATGACAATTGCCCTCTGCTCGCGCGCTTTCGGCCCGCTGCAACCGCTCGATTTCCGCCACGATCAGCGCCCCTGCTTTCACGAGTTCGCGGACCCGATCATGCGGTGTTGGTTTCCACTTGCTTGGCGACCACGGCCACACCGCCAGCAGGCGCGTGAACGCCTCACGGAAGCGCGGAGGCGCAGCGTAGCACGCCGCGGCCGAGGCCAGCTCGCCGTGCACGTACTGATCGTCCCGGTAGTCTGAGAAGTCCTCATCGGCGCGCTGCCGCAGGCGCTCCCACCTGATGGCGATGATCGCCTTCGTGTCCCCTGGGCTCATGGCGACTCGTCCTCCGGCTCTTCCCGGATCCGTGCCAGGGCGTCGCGCGCCTCTTCCCGTGCGGGGCGCAGGTCGTCGTCGGCGTAGATCCGGTCCGCCATCTGCGTGTCGGCCCAGCCGCCCAGTTCCTTCAACGCGTCGCGGCTGATGCGTTCCTTCTTCGCCAGGTCCACGGTCACGCGTCGCAGTCCGGTCCATCCGCGGCCTGGCAGGTGCGCCACGCCCGCGAGGAACTCGTTCGCGGCCAGCATGTCCCGCAGCGTGCCGGTGCTGAGTGGGGCGCGCTGCGCCTTCGAGGCCGCCGTGGTACTCTTCCGCCCGCGTGTCTTCCGGGCCAGCGCCATACCATAGAAGAGCGGGTAGTCGACGCCGTGCTCGAGATAGGCGCGCTCCAGCTCGTGCAGGTAGCCGCCCGGTGCGGTGGCACGCCAGAACTCGCGCACCTGGCCGGGCGTCAGCAGGCGGGCCGCGCCCTTCTTATGCTTGCGTCCGACGGTGCGCAGGTCGAACAGCCCCGTCTCAAGCGTGAGGCACGAGCGCCGCGCGCGCGCGACCTGCCCGAGGCGCAGTCCGGCGCCGAGCTGCAGCATGAGATCCCAGCGCGGATCCACATCCTTCGCCGTGCGCAGCAGCGCCCGCAGCTCCTCGGTCGTGTAGCGCGGTTGCTGGACGACGATGGCCTGCTCGCCGATCTCCTCGATGTCCTCCTGCAGCTCCGTGCGCCAGTGCTCCCACGGGAGCCAGGCGACGGGCGGAATCAGATCCTCCTCGCGCAGCCAGGCGGCCACCGTCAGCACGCGGGCCACCGTGACCTCCGTCGCACGATGGCCGCGCACGCCCTGCGCGCGCAGCGCCCGGAACGTGCTCCGCCAGAGCGCACGAAAATCGCCCTTGGTCAGCGCGCCCCACGTCTGTTCGCGGCCCCACACCGCACACGCGCGCGTCAGGGCATGCGCCATCTCGCGCCGGTACGGCTTGTCCTTTGGCCACTTCCCCCGGTGCGGATCGAACGCGCGCGCGAGCGCATCGCCGATCGTCAGCGCCCGCTTGGGCGGCGCCGCCGTCCCGGAGGCGAGTCCGATCAGCTCGTGGTACTTCGCCTTCGCGCGCGCCTTCGCCTCGTCCACGCGCTCGCTCAGCAGCCGGCCGCGTCCATCGCGCAGCGTGAGCCCCGTCGTGCGGGTGATGTCCCGCCGCGCGCCAGCGCGGGCGCCAGGCCGTGTGTCCGCGGTCCGCCAGTGCAGGTACACCACGCCGCCGCGCGTCACCGCCTCGTAGGCGGTCACGCGATTGGGGTGCTCCCCGAAGTGGTACGACCAGCCGGTTCGCGTCACGAGGCGCGACCGGCCGTGAAGATCGGGGGCCGCGTGCCGCGCTGGATCAGGTACTCCGCGCCGTCCTTCCGGCTCACGATGAGCCCGAGCCGGCACCACCGGCGCACGGCCTGTTCCGAGCGCCGATGCAACCGCGCGAAGTCGCGCGTCGTCACCTCGGTCAGCGCGTCGTCGTCGAGCGCCTCGAGGAGCTTCTGGCTGCAGCGGTCGAGGGTGTCCGCCACGGGATCGACGGCCGAGAACTCGCGCCGGCGGGCGGCCTCGCCCTGCCAGCCGCGCGCCACGCTCTCCACCCGCGCGCGCAGCGCCGGCTCCGTCGTCATGATCCGCTCGGGTTCCGTCATGCCACTCGCCTCCGCATCCGGGTGATGACGCCGCGCAGCGCGGCGATCCGCCGATCCCGCCCCGCAATCCGCTCGCGATCGCCGTGGATGATCGTCTGCTGGTCCTCGACCAACTTGCCCAGGCGATCGCGCTCGGCGAGCAGCTGCACGAACGGCTCCGCCATGCGCTCGGTGGCGTCGGCGATCCGCTGCAGCGATCCGCAGGTGATGTCTTCCAAGCAGGGCGCCCGCCCACCGGGCGTATCCCACCGCTGGCGTGATGCGTCGCGAAGGTTCATGCGACACCTCGTTGCTGTGCGGGCTCAGTGGAGACATCATCGACGCCCGCCATTAGTTCACGGAACCGCTGCTGAATGGCGCAGAGCCAGCCCGCGCTGGCCGAGTCGTAGTAGTAGTGGATTGACTCGGAGATGTCCTCTAGGCCGGCATCGTGGTAGATCTCCGCGATGCTTTCGATCCCCTCTGCCTCCCACGCGAGGCGGTCGAGCGCCAGCCTGGCGGCTTCCTTGGTGATTGCACCGGAGCGACGCCCCTCGATGATGGCCCGCCGCAGGTCCTCGATCGCCTTCTCGAGCACAAACTCGCGACGGAGGAACTTCTCGCAGAGGTAGTTTTCCGAAAGGCGACCGGCAAACCACTCCCAGCCGTAGCCGAGGCATGAGATCACCCCGTTCTGTCCCGGGCAGAGGTCGCCCATGATCACGATCCCCTCGCGGGTGAAGAGGAGGAGCGTGCTGCAGGTACGACCATAGCCAGGAATCTTGAGGTACCAGCCCTTCACCTGCGGCGTGTCGACGTGGACCTCGAGGACGGTCCGCGCCATCTGCTCGCGCATGTGGGGATCGACGTAGGTGCTCAGCGTCACAGGACCACTCCGAAGAACAGGCTGAGCGTCTCCGCCGCCTGCTTGACGGCCGTCGCATCATGCTCCTGCCCGTCGCGCAGCGCCGGGTGCGTCACGAGCCGCGCCTGACGCAGCGTCGCGCGGGCGTTGTCGATGGTGAGCGGCATCACCACCACGGCATACTCGGCCAGCGTGCGGATGGCCTCGTCGACGGGCGAGGGCTGATCGCCGAGTACCACGGGCGCCGGCGCGGGGTCACACGACGCGTTGTTCATCATGGGACGAGCCCGAGTCGGCGCGCCGCCAGGTCCGCGATCGCGGCAGCCATGGTGCCGCGGAAGTCCGGGCCGTGCGCGATGCCGGTGCGATCGCGCGCGGACACGCACACCGCCCACGAGGACGCGCCGGTCGCGTCATGCGTGCGGACGCCGCTGATCGCAGAAAACGGCACGTCGTCCGGCGCCGGCGGCGCCTGCTGCGCGGTGGGAGTTGCATTCGGGGACTGCGACATTATCGTTCTCCCTGCATGGGCTGCCGGTGGAAGCGCCGGCACTCGTCGAAGGATCCCCACAGGGCTGCTACCCTGTGGGGCTTTCGATTTCTGGGGCTGTCGGCTGCACGCCGGCGTCGACGACATCAGGCGCGGCTTCCACGTCCACCGCGGTGACGCCAACCACCTGCGCGATGGTCTCGAGGTTCGCGAGCTGCTGCGTCTCGGCCCGCAACTGCGCGGAGAGCTCCACGATCCGCCGGCGCGACCGGCTGATATCGGTCGCGACCGTCGCACGACTCGTGCGAATCGTCTCGGCCGCAGGCACGGCAGGGGCAGTCATCGCGCGGTCCGTGGCAGGAAGCACTGCGTGAGTCGTCCTGTCCGACGGTCGATGTGGCGATGAATGCCCAGCACGTCATACTCAAAATCGAAGTCACGCGCTTCGAGGAGGCGCTCGAGATCGAGCGGCGTGCCGTTGAGATGTGCGGCCGTGAGATCCATGGTGAGCGTGGCGACATCAATCTCGAGATCGGCGCAGAGGGGCATCGCGCGCTGCACGATCTTCGCGATCAGCGTGGCTTCCTCGCGCGAGGTAGCCCAGTTGATATAGCCGCGCTTGGCGGCGCGCTGATGCTTCGGTGCCTTCGGTAGCGTCTTCGCCTTCATGCGCGCCTCTCGATCTGCCGCAGCGTCCGGCGCGCCGCGTGCGCGGTGGCCAGGTCCACGAGCGCCTCGCGTTCCTTGGCGTCCGCCAGGGCGGCCAGTGCCCCCGGCTGGCGCAGGTCGATCAGGCACTCGGCGCGATCCTCGGCCCCCTCGAGCTCGACCCCGCGCTGCAGCAGCTCCTCGAGCGAGACCGCGCAGGATCCGGCGGCGTCGCGCACGTGATGGATGACGGCCACGGCAAAGGCCAGCAGGTCGCGCTCCGGGGCGCCGTGGGCGGCGAGCTCGTCAATCTCCTCCAACAGCCGCTCAAGCGCGCTCGGCTGCTGTGTGGTGCTCCGGGCGCGGCGGTAGTGCGCGTCGCGCAGGTCGCTCGTGGCGCGGAGTCGGGTCCGGGTGCAGGGCCCAACGGCCAGGGCGTAAGCACGACACGCGCGCTCTTTTCTCAGGTCGGCGCTCGCGGGGGGGATGTAGCGCCCGACCGCGGCGCTGCTACGCCGGGGGACTGGTTGTAGTTGCATGGGGACCTCGAAGGGGGAGAAGGTGCAGCGTGATCAACAACGCGCGGGGACCACCAGCCGGGGCCGTGTCTATGCGGCCGGCTGCTCTTCTGTCGAGGGCGGCGGCATCGCGCCGCGCACGAGCCGCGCGATGTACTTCGAGCGCGTGAGCGCCTCGCGGCGGGCCTCGCGTTCGAGGCGCGCGGCCTCACCGGCGGGGATCCAGAAGGTGATCGGAACCCCTCGGTCAGCGAGCTTTCGGTGGGGCGTGGAGGCGGCCATTGTTATTACCTGTAGGTAGGGTGCGCGGTTTACATTACATCCACGTTTTCTAAATGTCAATAACCCCCCTCGATCGTTCCTTGCTCGATCGGTTTCTCAAGCTCACGCGCGAGCTCACTGGCGAGCAGGTCGCGGAGGCGCTCGACGTGACTGGGGCGACGATCTCACGGTGGCGTCGAGGGGAATACCCCAGCCGCGGCTTGCACCACTCCACGCGAGGACGCATCGAGACGATACTCGCGCAGCCCGGTTGGAAGTACGTCACCCCGATTTCACCTTCGGAGGAGGAGGAGCGGGCGGCTGCCGAGAAGGCCGCCTACGCCGCCGGCGTGCTGTGGGCGCTCGCGCAGGATGCGGACCACATCGCCCGGAAGGCGCGCGATGCGCACGCCGCGATCACCTCGGGTCGGCCCGTGGGATCACCGCAGCAGCGCCAGCCACGCACCATTGGGAAGGGAACGCCCGGGACCGATCTCCCCAGGCCCCAGGACGCGAAGAAGAAGGCCTGAGTCGGCTGCAGTAGGGTCGGGATCGACGAAGTCGAGGAGCTGCCACAGAAGTTCGATGAACTCGCGCTGGTCGACGCCGGGCGGTAGCGTGCCGCGCCACCGCTCCTCGCCATGGCGATCCGTGATAACGACAACGGGTTCGCCGCCCCGGGTATAGTCCTCGACTTTGACGCCTCGCGCGCGACGCTCCATGCACCCGCTTCCAGTAGGGGATGTCGAGGAAGGCCGACGATCCACGCTGATGCGTGCCCGTCGTCGGGCGCGCTGTCTACTACAGCGGAGCAATGACCTTGGAGCAAGGGCAGGGGACGGGGTCAACTCCAGCGCATCGCCGAATAGACGAACGGCCCCCCGCGCGCGTCTCCGAACGTGACATGATGTACTAGCGGGCGGACTCCGGTTCCTGTAGGTTCGCGTTGACGCACGGCATGAGCGCCGCGCGCACCCACCACATGGAGACAGCCCATGCTCAGGATCAGTGCACTGTTGGTCGCGGTTATTCTGTTAACGGGATGTTACCACGCGCAGGTAGACACGGGGCTCAAGCCCTCCACGGTCACCGTCGAGAAACGGTGGGCGCATGGGTGGATCTACGGCTTGGTTCCGCCGTCGACGGTGGATTCCCAGGCAAAGTGCGGCAAGAAGGGAGTGGCGAAGGTGGATACCCAGCTGAGCTTCGCAAACATGCTTGTCGGAAATCTCACGGGTGGCATCTACACGCCGATGTCAGTGGTAGTGACCTGCGCCGAGTGAACGCCTGGTGCGGCAGCCGACAGCATCACATGTTGGCTGCCGCGCCCGGCCAGAACCGCATGTAAACAAGAAGAGGGGGGGAGGGCGTGCGATTTGTTGTCGCTATTCTCGCGCTGACTGTAGTCGCCTGTTCGGGGGACGGCATGAACGAGCCGGCTCCGACTGATCCGTATGCCAGGTTCAACGGCAAATGGAGAATCGACTCGTTGCTCGGCCAAAAGCTGCCCTCTTACACGATTGCGACGCCGACCGACAGTTCACGCCGCGAGTCGGTAACCATCGAAGTTCACTCTACGGTGGGTGGCATCGCCAACTTCACTGAATATCGCGACTCCAGCTACGCTCGCAGCTTCATCAACGGGCTGGGGTGGGTCACGTTCAACCGGACGAACTCAGGCACCTACAAAATGAGCTGGTTGGTCAATGACCTTTGGCTGTCACTCACTGCCGGCACAGCCCCGTCATTCATTCAGCTCAGGATGATCAACGAGAACCGCCTTGTGCGCATGTACGGGAGTGAGGCGGGGGAAGTGTTTGTGAGGGTTCACTAGCTCACAGTTCACACGCCGTCGCGATCGCGAGGCCCTCTTTGGGAGATTGGAATGCGAGCCCGATCACTGTTGCTGGCGTTGCTCGTCCTGGCGCCATCACTCGCCGCTGCTCAGAAGAACTGCAAGAAGGGCATCCCGTGCGGCAACGGCTGCATCGCTGCCAATAAAGTCTGCCGGATCGGGAACGCAGCGCCGGCGCCGGCGCGCGCGCCGGCCGTGCAGGAGGCGTCGACCGCGGCGCCCTCGACGACTTCCGGTCCGGTCGCGATGGGGCCGTGGGTGGCGTCGTCGCGCGGGCGCACCTATTACCGCGCCGGCTGCGGCGGAGCGAACAAACTGAGCGCCCAGAATCGCATCTACTTCAAGGACGAGGCGTCGGCCGAGGCGGCCGGCTACGCGCGGTCCGGGGCGAAGGGGTGTTGACGATGGCAGGCGAGATCCTACTACCCGTTACAGGCTGGAAAAACAAGCAGGGCACGGCCGATCGGGCGTGCATCTGCGGGAGTTGGCAGCAGCACTGGATCAACCTGTCCCGGCGCGAGTGGCCGTACTACTGCACCGTCGCCGCGTGCACCCGCCGCGCCACCGTAGGTGCTCACGTCATCAATACCGACGCGCGCACGTCGGGCGAGTGGATTGTCCCGTTATGCGATTCCTGTAACAAGCGGACAGACGCCTTCACGCTCACCCTGGACACGGCCCTTGAGCCGGCGAATCGCGCAGAAACCTGCGAGAAGAGACGGTAGCATTCATGCAACTGTATCGTGATGTCGACGGAGACTCGGCCGTGGTGGCGTTCGAGGAGGGGCCCGACTTTCTTCGGGTGCAGTTCGACGACGGCGGTGTCTACCTGTACACGATGGCCAGTGCCGGTGCAATGCACCTCGATCGCGTCAAGCAGCTCGCCCGAAGTGGCGAGGGGTTGAATGCGTACATCAATCGCCATCTGCGGAAGCGATACGCGCGGAAGGAGCGATAGCGCGATGGACGGGTTCTGGAGTGGGGTTGGGGCGAGCGCCGTTGGTGCCGTGGTGGCCCTCGCGGTGCCATGGCTCACATCGATGCTCGGGCGCCGCGCGCGTAGGCTTCAGACGCTCCATGCCTTGCGCAGCGAGCTGGCGACGAACGCGCTAGCCATTGGGGCAGAAACGCGCAGCGTCACCGCGGCGAAGCCCATGGTCCAGATCTTCGATGCGGTTGGTGCCGACGTGGCCCTTTGGTACCCGGATACACGGGATAAGACCCTCATCGCCTACCATTTCCTCAGAGAACTTTCCGCGGCCATGGACGACCTCGATGCCGCGCGCGTTGCCACCCTCGCCGTTCCGGTGACGTCGCTGCCCACTTGGGGGTTCGGTGGGGTAGCCGCGAGAGATCCCGTCCATCGACGTGGCTCCCGCATCGAAGATCTCACCAGAGAAGCAAGGGTTCTGACCCGCGAAGCCATCACGGCGATCGACGGCGAAATTGTACGCGTGCAGCAATGGGATGCATGACCTCGCCCTGTCGCGCGTGGCACGGATGAGTGGGATACAGCGGAGTTCGTGGCGGACGTCTCGTGTCTTCTGCGTAAGTTCTTGCGCTCTATAACCTTGCTTGTCTTTGCAAATTCTCCACTGAACCCTCTTTTCCGTAATCGACCGATTTCCTAGCGTGATGCGACCTTCACCTTCAGAGGCACGCAATGGAATCGCATTCGATCGCAGATGAACGCACGACCTTCACGGGGGTCGCCGGGAACCGGTGCTGGGCGGTCATGATCAGCCCGACGCTCTCGACACCGCATAGCCCGGCTGTGATTCGGATAGGTGACACCGAGCACCTTCTCGAGACATTTCCTTTCGCACCCGAGCAGCCTGACGTGGAAGCGGCCGTGAGCCGTTGGCTGCAGGACCGACGGCGATACGCTCCCTAGAACGCGATCGCAGCGAGGGCCGCCATGGTCACGCCGGCGCCTAGCAGCGCGCTCGTGATCCGAGACGGGCAGGGCAGTGGCCCGATCTTGCAGCGCAGCGCCTTCTCCTGCGCGGCCAGCTCTCGCTCACGCGCGGCGAGCTCCGTGCGTAGATCCGCCTTCTCGGCGGAATCGGCCTGCACCTGCGCCTCGAGCGCGGCCACCCGCACGCGCGCGGAGTCCCGCTCGGCGGTGCGCGCATCGCGTTCGGTGAGGTACGCCATGGCCGTGCGATTCGCCTCGAGGTTGAGGGCCTCGAGGTGGGCGGCCATCTGGTAGACACTCGTCAGCGAGTCGGCCACGGCGCGCGCCGCGGCCGCCTGCACCTCGCGTAGCCTGGCGAGCTGCTCGTCACCGCGCGCGGCGGCGGCGTCGCTGCGGGCCGTTGCCCGCTGGAGGGGCACGCGTGTTGCCGCGGAGGCCTCCGCCGCCGCGGCTGAGCGCACGGAGTCCGCGCGTACCACGGCGCGCATCGAGTCCGCGACGTTGCGGGCGTGCGCCTGCTCGGCACGGCGGGCGCCGTCCCAGCGATCGCACGCGCGCAGCGCCGCGAGGACCACGAGCGCCGCGAGGACGATGGCGATGATGCGTGCCGGGGCGCCAGAGAGGTTGGGCATCATTCGCACACCTCCGTGATCTCGTGAATGCGCTTGTAGACGCTGTGGGTGATGGTAAAGCGGACGGTGTACGTGCTGCCCTTCACGAGCGCGGCCGTGTTCGGCAGGTTGCCGCGGAAGGTCCCGTGCGTGCCGGCGACATAGGCGCAGGCGATGTTGGCGCCGCCCGTGATGGGGGTACCGGCGCTTCCCAGGACATCGGCGATCACCGTGGCGGAGGCATCGAGGTAGATCCCGTCCGCCTGATCACGGGCGCGGTTGTAGGCGAGGGTGTTGTCGCTGCCAGCCGAGAGCATTAGGCACCTCCAAGGGGCCGCGGGTAGACCTGCGGAGCGCCGCCGAGACGGGGCGCCGTGTGGCCGGCGCCGGCGAGGCGTGCGGCAACGTTCACGTCACCGAGGATGCGGGGCTGCGCGAACGGGGCGCCGGTCAACGCAGCGGGCGGACCCGCGGGCGCAGCCGGTGCCTGGCCGAGCCAGGCACCGATCCACTCACCCAGCAGCGCACCGAGCCAGCCCATTAGCTGAGATCCACCGTATCGAGCGTGCGCGCGCCCGTCACGGGATTGATGGACCCCGCGACGCGTGTCTTGGCGCCATCGAGCGACTTGAACGCGACGGCGCCGCCGGCGGACGTGAGTCCAGTCGCCGGGCCCGCAAGCGTGGCGAGCACGGCCCGCAGCACCTCGACGATGGAGTGGCCGCCTTCGACGGCGGCCGCGCTGACAGCGGCGGCGATCTCTCCGGTGGTGGGGACCGGCGCGACGATGTCGCCGAGTACCGGCATCACCGAGCGCACGGAGACCGTGTAGGCTCCGAGCGTCGGCACGATCGGGTTCAGGGTGCCGCCCTCGACGAGCAGCGTGCCGCCGGTGATCCGTAGTTCGTGATTGCCCTCGTAGGGGCGCAGCCGCCACCCGTTCTCGAGGAACAGGTAATAGGGGGTCGTGTGCCCGTCGAACGTCGCATCCCCTCCCACGCGCCGCAGCGCGGCGGGGTAGGCGTGCCCGTTCAGGGTATCCCACTCGACCCACGCGGCGTACAGATCGGAGACGTCGAGCGTCGTCTCGCCACTCGACATAATGATGAGTTGGTTCGGCCCGTCGAAGGTCATGGGAGAGGGGTTAGGGTTCGTCGCGTCGTAGGGATGGCCGGCCGGCAGGCTTGCCTGGGCGTCGATCCACCACGCCGCCGAGCCCTCGTAGAGTTGGCGGTCGCCCGTCGAAAGAGGCACGCTCCACGCGAGATACTCGCAGAAATAACCGATGAGACCGTTCGCTCCGGAGCGGGCGCAAAGCGTGAGCGGGTTCGTCGTCTCTGCGCCGGCGCCGGACCCGAGCGCATTACCGATGTTCCATGCGCTCAGCGTGCCACCCGCGTACCGGGCGGTGGCGATCGCCGCCGAGTCGACGACAGAGGACGGGGAGCGCACAATGCCCGCGTCGAACTCGAGCCTCCCGAGCCCATCAATCCAGAGCATGGGGTTCGCGCTGTTCCCCTCGTAGACGTTCCCGTACCCAACCGCGGTCGGATAGAGGGTGGTCGCAATCGTGACCTGCGCCGCGCCGAGGCCCGTCGTCGATTCCGAATGCACGAAGGACGTCGCGAGCGCGCGTGACCCCAGTCGGTTCGGGGTGCCGGGCACGTAGAGCGGCGCGCCTGTCGCCACGACCTGACGCTGCTTCGCTAGCGTGGGCGTGGCGACGTGGAGTCCGTTGCCGCTCTGGTCGTAAAGGATCGACACAAACCCGTTGCCGGCACCGACGAACGCCAGCAGGTCGGTGATGTCGGGGGCGCCGTGGTGCGCGTAGATATCGCGCTCGGTGTCGTCCGCCGAGCGGCGCACGCGGAAGAGCGGCCCGGTGTATGCCGTGAAGAGGAGCCGCATCACCGAGTAGGCGGCGAGGGGCGTCGGGAGCGAGTCGAGGGCGGTCGCCATTTACACTCCGTGAAGGGCCGTGCGCAACGCCTCGAGCGTCGCCACGGGGTGCGCTGCGTCGTAGCCGATGATGTCCACCTTGCGCCCACGCTGGCCCGCGCGCGGATGCGGCCGGCCGTCCTCGGTGAGGCGCGGATAGCAGGCCTCGACATGGTGCGATGTCACGCGCCACGTCTCGGCGAGCGGCCAGCGCTCGGCGGCGAACAGCTCACGCGCCACGTCTGCGAAGGCGCGTATCTGGGCGTCCGTGATGCGATCGCCGGCGCGGCCGCCGGCGGCGAAGGCCACGCCGTAGAAAGCGGAGTTGGCGTGGCCGTCGGGGTACGGCAGGCGCCTGGGGTCAGACGTCCGACACACGCCGGCGTGGGGTGCGCGCATCGTGCGCGGGATGATCTCGAAGACCTGTCCGTCATCCCAGATCAGGAAGTTGTAGCCGAGTTTGCACTTGAGGCTGAGTAACCACTCGATCGCGCCGCGATCGGTGACACTCGCGTCGTAGTGCGCCATCACACCGAGCCGCGGCGCGATCGCGAGCACCGGGCGCCCCAGCTCTGGGCGCAGCGTGATGCGCGTCCTGTACCGCTGGCTAATCGTGCTCATGGTCCTCGCGACCACCGTGCGGGGCGTCCCACAACTCGTCGCGCTCGTTGTCGAGCCACACGTCCCCGCCGCCGGCGCGGAAGGACTTGGCCAGCGAAGAGAGCGTGCGCGAGTTGTTCAGGATCTTCGCGCGACCGATAGAGACCACCATGGTCGCGGAGCAGATCATGCCGAACGCCGAGTAGCCGAGCATCGACGGGACGATGATGGCCCCCGCCTTGGCGTCCTTGATCGACACCACGAGGCCGCCGATCGACACAACGAGACCCAGCGCGGCGAAGATGAGGACGAGGAGCCAGCCGGGGTTGAAGTCGCCGTCTTTCTCGTGCAGCAGCGTGCCGACGCGCGGCCGGTCCTCCTTCGCGCGCATCATGGATCAACTGCCCGATCGAGGCTTGCGTCTCGACAGAGCACCTCGAGCTCGCGATCATGCCGCGCGTGGCCGCGCTTCAGCCCGCTCACGTCGCCGCGCAGTCCGTTGCGGCCATTCGGCCCATAGAGGTCATGCGCATGCTTCGCGATCTCTCGCGTGTTGTCGCCGAGCGCGCGATTCATGCTGCGGAGCAGTCGCAGGCCAGCAGTCAGCAGCGCGACGATCACGGCCTGCAGCACACCGAGCACCCAGGCGACGACGGCGGTGTTCTCGGGAAGGCGCACAGTGGCGGCCTGGATGAGCTCAGGCAGGTGCATCAGGACGGCCCCCCGGCAGTAGCCTGTTCCCAAATCGCCTGCAGCGCGGCCTCATCGATGACGTACCCGGCCGCCTTCGCGGCGGCGAAGCTGTCGGCCACGATCGTCTCGGCGCGCGGCACGAGGAGCAGGGACGTGTTCGCGGGCCGCCGCAGCGTGCCGGCGGCAACGGCGGCCTGCAGCTGCAGCAGCTGGCCACGGGCGGCCGCTTCGCCCGTGAACGTCAAGAGCACAGTGGCCGTCTCGAGCGACGCGCCGTCGGCGAGCTCACAGAGGTCAGTCAGGATCACGGGGATGTTCATGCGGCGGGACTCCCGAGGGCGACGAGGCTGGTGAGGCGTGGAGGAAGGGCTGCGACGGTCACGCCGGTGTCGGCGTCGTCGAGGTAGTTCACGGCCAGCGAGAGGCAGCGCACCGTCTGGTCCACGCCCTCGTCCTGGTGCGTGAGGCGGATCGCGCCGCCCAGCGTCACCTCGTCGGCGGCGTGACGGTCAGGGTCGACGCGGGCGAAGTCGGCGATCTTCGCGGTGATCACCGTCGGCAGCGGCGCCCACGCGCGCAGCTCGGCGTTGGCGCGCTGCAGGTGCGTGGTGCCCCCCGAGTACTCCAGGAGGCGCTGCGGAATCTCTCGCGGTGCCGTGGGCGTCTGCGTGATCTGCACGCCCGCCACGACCGCCTTGATGTCGCCGCCCGGCGTGGTGCCCCACATGTACGCCCCGATCGCGACGACGAGCGTCTCATCCGTGAGTGGCGCCGACAAGGCCGGGAAGACGGCATCCAGCCATGTATTCAGCTGCGTCCGCGGGAACGAGCCGTCTCCGGTCAAGGCGCCTGTCGGGGAGCCGAACACGAGGTACGGCCCGGCGAGCAGCGTGCCGTTCGGGAGGCGCCGGAACACCTGCACGGTGATGGTCGACTGCACCGGTACCATGTCGTCGATGCCCGGATCGTACTCCCATCCCGGCGGGAAATCCGTGATCTGGAATCGAAACCGGACGCTGTACGTATCGGCACCCGCGACCTGATGCAGGAAGGCCGGCGGCGAGCGCAGCCCGCCCGACACATTCGTGGACGTATTGAGGATGCAGAGCGCGGCGTAGTCGCTCTCGATGGCGAAGGCCGGATCGGTGAGCCGGGTGATGGTCGCGCCGCCGGTGCCGGTCCACGTCCACCCGTCGGGCGGCGTCGAGGCGCTGCCACTCCAGGCGCGCATGACCGGGTTCGGGACGACGTTGCACTCGCCGCCGGCGTCGACCGACAGCACCGAGACCTTCACGCCGCTCTCGGCAACATGCGCCGGTGACTCGACCCACGTCGGGAGCACACCGCCACAGGGCTGCACGACCTCGACCAGGTCGTTTACGGCGGCCGTGCCCACGGCGTCCACCGTCACCACATTCGTGCTAGCGGTAGATCCCCGGATGAGGTGCAGCTGCGCCACCGGGCGATAGATCCGGAAATACCGCGTGGTCCCGCTCAAGATGAGATCCGCGCCGTCGCGACTGGTCACGGTCAGTCGCTTGTTCACCGTGTCCACGCTGGCCACCACCATCGTGGGCCCCGCGAAGCCGTAGCTGGGCGTGGCCGCAGAGCCGGGGACCACGACATCGCCAGCCTGGACGCCGGTGACCGAGAGGACGTCGAGTCGAGACGCGCTCACCGCCGATGTGCCCGACGTGGCCAGCACAAACGTCGCCCGCCGCAGGTACCAGTCGATGAACCGCCCGTCGACGTCGAACGCGTCGGCCCCCCAGCTGCCGGCACAGGTGAGCGTGGCCCCAGCGACGGCCGTGACCTCCAACGCGCCCATCAGGTAGCCCGCGTTCCCGAGCCAGCGGCGCGTGCCGGTGAGCGGCTCCGTCTCCCGGAAGCTGATCCACTCGGGCGCCGTGACGCTGTGCGCGGCCATGGTCGACACGTCCGCGAGCTCGATCTCCTGCGTGCTCGCGTAGCTGTGCAGGATCTGATAGGTCCGCCCGGTCCGCTCGCGGAACGCGAACCACCCGACGTACTGCTCGTCGAACTGGATCGGGCCGGGACCGCCTGCCTCGTCCGCCAGCACCAGCCGCTTCGTGCCGCCATTCACTGCGGTCACCGCAAAGCGGGCGCGCGACATGCGGGCGGCGAGCCCCGTCGCGTCGACAGGTCCGGTGGTCCGCACGCGCGTCGTCTGCCGCGTGCAGTCGTAGCCCAGTAGATAGTTGATGAGATTCTTGCCGGCGGCGAACTCCGGCACGGCCGCCTCGTCACCGACCTGCGTCACGAAGTCCACCACGTAGCTCGAGGTGCCGACGCGTCGGTACTGCCACTCGCACGCCACGCCCTTCTTTCGCACCGCGTCGCGGATCTGGAGCACGATGGCGAGCGGCGTCCGTCCCTCGTCGGTGCTCTCCACGTCGATCTCCACGGCGTCGATCGCGGCATCCACGGTGCCGAGGCCGACGAACGCGGGGATTCCCGGCGTGCCGAGCACCAGCGTGGTGAACGCCTGTGAGGCGGTCGTGCTGGAGAGGCTGTAGCTGTAGTCCCGCAGCCCGCCGGCGCCGGTCGTGTAGTACTCGCCGCACTCCGCCAGCATATACACGGGCGGGAGGCAGCTGAATGGCTTGAGCCCGCTGCCCAGGGTGGCGGGCGTACTTGTGTGCAGGCGCCACTCGTCGAACGTGCCGTCGGTGAACCCCACCCGCAGCACGCGCCGAGCGGTCAGCTCTCCGAGGCCGTCCCACTTCCGGCGGACCGAACCCTCGAGGCGATTCTGATCGGGGTTCTCGACCGTGAGCGTGGCCCGACAGTCCGCCAGGGCGTGCCGCGGAATGTCCCGAATCGGAACGCCGCCGGCGGCCGCCCACGTGCTGCAGATCGTGAGGGTCGCGAACTTCGGCATCAGTAGACGCTCAGCTGATCGCGGGTCCAGCTGCTGGGCGCGACGATCAGGCGCCGATAGTCGGCGACGGCCGCCCCGTTCGAGCCACCATTCAGCGTGAGCAGCGCGGCGCCGAGCGCGCTGCGGGCGTTGCTCGCGCTGCTCCACGCCCCGAAGCCGGCGCCCACGTCGAGCCGGCACACGGGTGCGGATCCCCAGTTGGCGAACTGCGCCACCGCAGTGAACAGTCCGCCGGGCGTGATGGCCTGCCCGGCGACCGGCGTGTTGGGCGTGCCGCGGATCTCCGCGATCACCGACGCGTTCGACACGTACATCTCGGCACCGTCCGTGTTCGCGCCGATGTTGAGCAGGTTGCCGATGGCGCCGACGCCGAACCCCCACGGGATCGCCGCCGTGATGAGCACCGTGAAGTCGGCCAGCGTCGCGTTGAACGGGATCGTCAGCGTCGCGGCCGAGCGCGTGAGGGCGGTCCCCGCTTGGGGGATGAAGGAGGATGGATAGCGCGCGTCCTCGGACTGGATGCCGCCCAGGTACGCGTTGCCCGTCTGCCCCAGCACGACAACCGGGAGCACGCTCAGTCGGTTGGTGTTGGCGGCCGTGACGCTCGTGCTCGCAAAGGCCAGCACGTAGCTGCCATCGGCGAGCCGCTGGCTGCCGAGGTACGCACCGTTCGCCATCACGACCGACGGGGCGCCGGCGTTATTCGTGATCGTCGCGCCCAACCGCTCGACCGCGGCAGTGACGTCATACAGCTGCACGCAGCTGCCTCCCGCTGCCGGCGACGTGCCGGCGCGCCAGTGCGCCAGCACCGACTTCACGCCGTCGCCGGTGTACGTCAGGTCCTGCCGGTAGTACTCCTGCGCGGCGCCATCGTCGTCGCCAAGGAGATCGAGCACCACCGCGCCCAGCGACGCCGCGGCCGCCACCCGCGTGGGCGTGCCCACCGCCGTCCAGCTCGTGCCGAAGTCATTCGGCGAGAGCACCACGTTCTTCCGCTGCGGCTCGAGGCGCAGGCCGCGCGGCGTGAACAGGCCCGTCGCGGCGTCGTACCCGCACGTGAGCTGCGGCGTCGATGCGCCCACCACGTGCACGCGGCCGCGCTGATCCGTCGCTGAGGCGGTGTTGACCGTGCCCCCGCGTGCGAACGTGGGCGTCTGACCTGAGCGGAAGATCGGGAGGCCGTTGCGATCGAGGCCATCGAGCGCATCGAAGTCCACCCAGAACGGCGAGGACCGCCCGAGGCGGCCGGCAACAGGCATCGGCATCAGAAATAGCCTCGGGGCGCAAATGCCAGCCCGGTCTCGGCGGTGGACAGCTTGAGCTGCGGGTACCCCGCGCGCAGCGGATCGCCGTCACTGGGGCGCAGCACGAGCCATCCGCCCGCGGTGATCCAGGCGCGTGCGCTCGATCGCACGCCGGCGGTCGTGACCTTGGTGATGAGCTGCTCGGCGTGATCAATGTCGAGCGACTCGCCAACAAGCAGGGCGCCGGTCAGCGTCATCGAGCCCACGAGCTCGCCGCCGGCGGTGAGCACCGAGAGCACGCGGCTCGATACGGTACCGCCCGTGGTGTTCGTGATGAGGATGCGGGGCGCGCACGGCGCGCTGCCCAGTGGGATCGGCACCGGCGTGGAGCCGAATGAGATGGGCGCCGCGAGATCGCCGAGCGCGTAGGCGAGCGGGTCGGGGCAGGTCAGTTTCAGTTGGCACTTTCCACCCTTCGCGAGGAAGCCCGGGGCCGTGGGCTGCAGCAGCACCGACTGCACCCGGCCATAGCGCGCGCGTGCCGTCAGGTCAATCCGGCGTACTTCGATGGTGCGCCCGAAGAGGAGCGCGTTGAGCTGGTCCTCCTCGGCAAGTCGCGCGGCCGCCGATGCGGCGAGGATCACGCCATCGAGCGTCATCTCGCGCGCCGGCACCCGGGCATCCGCCGACGTGAGCTGGGCGCCCATGACGCCCGGCAATTCGACCAGCTGGTCCGTCAGCGTGAAGCCGTTCCACAGATCCGCCGACTCCGACATCACGAACCCCAGCGTGCTGAGATCGGTGCCGTCCACGAAGATCATCGTCCGTGCACCCATCAGCGGCCTACCTCCCCGCGCCCCTGCGCGGTCAAGAGCGCGACATTCGCGAGGCCAACGTTGATGGCCTCAAGCGCCGCCTGGCCGACGGCCTGACCGCCTTCGCGACCACCCCCGACGGGCCCGTAGAACTGCTGCGTGAGCTGCACGCGGATCTGAATCAGCTGGCCGCCACTGCCCACGCTGAACGACGAGGGGAGCGACGGCGGCAGAAGCGGCGCGCGCGGCGCGACGGCAGCGGCCACGAAATCCTTCAGTACGTCCAGCTCCTCGCGACTATAGGCGACGAGTGTGCCGAGCAGTCCGAGCATGCGATCGACCTGCACCACGGTGGCGGTCTGCACGCCCGTCGACGCGCTGGACACGCCCGCCTCACCGCCGGCGCCAGCCGCCATGCCCGCCTCCGCGCCGGCGCTGGTGGCGGCTGCTGTGGTCTGGGCGGCGCGCTGCGCGCGCTTCGCGGCCTGCACCTCGGCGAGCTTGGCCAGGAACTCGGGACTCTTGCCAGCCGCTACGGCGTCATCGTACTGCCGCTGGAGGTCGAGCTCGAATTGCCGCGCATCCGCCGCGTCCGCCTTGCCCTGGGCGCGCAGCAGCTCGACCTCGAGATCCTGCATCTCCCGCTCGGCTTCGATCTTCTCGCGCGTCGCCTGCGCGGCCGCGTCCGCCGCCTGGGCGAGCGCGAGCAACGCGAGCGTGGTCGCGTCGGCCCCCTTGGCCATCCAGTCGAGGACCTCGCGCTCACGTTCCAGCGCCTGGCGACGCGCGCGTTCTTCCGGCGTCTCCCCGTTGGCGGCATTGATCCGCGTCTGCAGATCCTCGCGTCCCTGCTGCACCTCGCGCGCCTTCTGCGCGGCTTCCTCGTCGCGCCGCTTCTTCTGGTCGGCGATGTACTTCTCGCGCTCCGCGCCCAGCAGCGCCTCGAGCTCGGCGAGCTGGGCCGCGGTGTAGACGCCCCCCGCGCGCGCATCGGCGAGTTCCTTCTCCTGCTGCCTCGCGAACCGAAGCGCGTCGGTCTCCTCGGTCTTGCCGGCCAACGCCAGCCGCCGTTCGGCGAGTGAGGCGTCGACATCCTTGCGCTTCTCGGCGAGCTCGGCCGCCATCGCCTCCGCGGCCTTGCGGGAGGCGTCGGCGATCAGATCGAACTGCTTGATCGCGTCCTCGAGCGCGCGCATCAGCGAGGACTCGAACCCCGCGGGGAACTTCGCCTTTTCCCTGGCGAGCGCGTCCGTAAGCACCTTCCGCTGACCGCCTTCGTCCTTCGCCAAGAACTCGTCGCGCGTGCCGATCCGGATACCCGGTGACTGCACGAGCAGGTCGAGCATGGCGGTGAGGTCGGCGCGCTGCTGCTGCACACGATCGCGTTCGCGCTGTTGCTGGTCGGTGAGCCCGCTCCGGCCAATGCGGTCCTGCAGACTCTCGGTAAGCTTGCCGCGCGCCTCGACCAGCGCCTTCGCGTGCTCCCGCGCTGCCTTGGCCGAACTCACCAGTCCGCTGATGATCGAGGCGGCCGCACCGGCCACGGGCAACCCCGCCCCGATCACCGCGCCAAGTCCGCCGGATCCGCTCTCGCCCCGCGTCTTCCACGCGTTGGTCAGCGCGGGGATGTTGGCCGCGATCTGGGCGACGGAACGCAGGGTGTTGGCCGTCCGCTCGTCCATGAGGCCGAACGCATCGGCCAGCTGCAGTGCACCGTCGACCGCCTGCTGGAGTGCACGCGCCTGATTGAGCAGTTCCTGCGTGGTGCGCGCCGTCGATGACGTGACACCCTTGTTGGCGTTGGCGACGTCACCGAAACGCAGGCCCAGCGATCGCGCGGCCTCGTCGGTATCCTCGATGACCTGCTGCACATCGAGCGCACGCTGCTTCCGGCGCCTCCAGGTCTCGGCTTCCTCCGGCGCCTCGGCGGCAAGTGCTGCCGTGATCTTGCGATCGTAGGCCAGCGCGATGTCGTCCAGCTTCGTCGCCGTGGAATTCACCAGGTCGTCCGCGAGCTCCTCACGGATCTGGGCCACCGCCTTCTCGCGTGCATCGATCGCTCGCAGCGCCTGCTCGACCGCGCGCGAGATGGCGGCCGCCTGGCGCTCCAGCGCCTCATCGGCGGCCTTGCCTGCCGCCTTGGCCGCCTCGAGGTCCTTCGTCACCTGGTCCGCGGTACGCACGCCACCGCTGCCGGTGCCTGCCGGCTTGGAGCCGGGCTTCGGCGCCTTCTCGAGCTTCTCCGCCTCCTGACGCGCGGCGGCGATGGCACGGTACAGACTGACGAACTGTCCCTCTGCCTGGCCCGTCTCTCGCGACATCGCCTTGATGTTCGTGATGATGCGATCGAGCTGGGCGACCGACAACCCGCCGAGATTGAGCTGACCCTGACCGGCGAGGAGATTGGCGTCATACGTCTGCTTTCGGAAATCCTTCGCGCTGACGCCCTTGCCGCTTGTGGAGAACCCGGTGACCAGCGTGCCGACGTAGCGCTTCCCCTCGATCTGATCCAGCGTGCCGTTGAAGTGATCGAGGATGCCGACGAGTCCCTGGAATTCCTTGGTGACCGTGGGCAGGATGGTCTGCCCAAGGTCGATCATCGCCGCATTCAGATTGTTCTTGATCGTCTTCCAGCTGTTCTCCGCACTGGCGTTCATCGTCGCCTGCGCCGTGTTCAGCCTGGCGACGGCATCAGCGGCGAGATCGTAGGTTCCGGCGAGCTTCCGGATCTCCGCTGCGCCTTCGCGCCCGGCCGCCCCATACTGCTTCAACTCGCTCGCCGCCTGCTTCGCGTTCATGCCGCGCTCGAGGAGCGCCCCGAGCGCGCGCATGGTCGTCTCGGCATCGAGGCCGAAGTCCCGCACTGCCGGCGCCGCCGCCTGGAACGCACCAAACAGATCCGTGATCGGCATGCGGTTCTTCGCGGTCGCGTAGAGCTGCGCGAGGAACCCCTCGGCGTCATCCGCGGACAGGCCGAACATATCCATCGCCTGGTCGAGCCCGCCGATGATGCCCGTCAAATCCTCGCCGGTGGCATCCGCGACCTTCGTGACGATGGCGAGCCGCTTCTGGACCTCTTCGATGGAGTTGCCACCTTGACGGGCGATCTCCGCGGCCGCTCCCGCGAGCTCCGCCTGACTGCGCGGTCCCGCCAGCGACATCTCGCGGATCGTGTCACGCAGCTGCGTCATCTGCGCCGTCGTGCCCGGCACGCGCGCCTCGACCTTCCGCAGCTCACTCTCCACCTGCTCGGCCATCTTCGCGGCGGCAATGCCGACGCCGAGCATCGCCGCGCTGATGGCGCCGACGGCGGCGACGGGATGCGCCTTCACATAAGCGGCGAGCTTTCCGAACTGGCCTTCCGCGTCCTTGAGGTCGCGATCCAACCCCTCGGTGCTGGCCCGAAGATCGTAGAAGAGCTCTGCGAGCTTGCCGCGCGCCATTAGTCGTCACCGTCCTGCGCGGCCACGCGCGCACGTTCGACCGCCTCGTGCTTCGCGTTCGCGGAGAGATGCACCTGCGCCAGCACCTCGCCGAGAGTCCAGTCGCGGAGGAGGGTGCTGACCGGCACGCTCATCTCGGCCGCCACCGTGCTGGCGAAGACCGACCATGACGCGCGGGGGGCGTCCGCCCCGTCGGCGCGCTGGCTGGGCAGCAACGCCGACAGCGCGCGCAGCCGTCCGCCGTTCACGTCCTGGAACCGGCGCACCACGCCCACGACGTCACGCGGGTCGAGCGCGGACAGCCACGCCGGCGCCGTCGGCCGTGGATCCCGATAGGGATCGAACGGCAGCCACGGCCCGTCGCTCGTGGCCACCCAGACGAGCAGGGTGTTCTGGTACGCGACCTCGACGACCACCCGCTCGAGCAGCGCGGCGTCGTCATCCGCGGCGCGCGCGCGCAGCTGCTGGTGGGCATCCACGAGCCGCGCGAGCAGCAGGTCCTTCTCGTGGAACCAGAACAGCGCGTCCAGTCCCTTGGGGTAGACCACGAGCTGCAGCGGCACGCCGTGACTGCCGGCCGCGACCGGCTCGAGCGTCTCGGGCGCGCGGCGTAGCGCGCGCAGGATGATCTGCTCCGGATCCTCGGTCTGTGTGCCGCCGCGCGGCCCCGTCGTGCTGCCCATGCGGGCGTTGAAGGCCACGAGGTTCGCATGGTAGTGCAACCACCCCCACGTGCCGCGATCGGGGTTCTCGGCGCCGCCAGGGCGCACCGCGCGCACTTCCGCCTCGGTCGCGGATCCCGAGGATTCCACGACCGAGGCGAGGATCTTGCACTTCTCGCGGAGATCCGCGAGGCGAAACGTCCGTCGCTGCGTGGGCGCCATCGACCACCCGTCGTCTGGCGTCCGTGTCACCGGTCCCCCGCGGTGCCTCAGCGGGGGGGCTTAGCCGGTGACGGCTGGGGTTAGTCGATCTCGGCGAACGAGACCGCGTGCGTGGGCGTCAGCCGGATCGGGATCATGGCCGCCTTCCCGCGCGCGAGGGCCTGCTCCACCGCGGTGTAGTCGAGCTCGCAGCCCCACGCCTGCATGAGGAGCACGCGCCCGTCCTTCCGGGTGCCGTTCACGTACCAGCAGAGATCGTTCTGTTCCTTGAGCTTCGTGCCGTCGATGAAGGCGCGATTGGGGTCCGCCTGCGAGCCGGCGCCGAGGATGTTGGCGTTCGTGTCGAGCATGCCGAGTGCCGACATGACGTTCTCGAGGTTGAACCCGAGCACCGAGAACTCAACCGTGATCTTCGCGTAGCTCATCAGCTGTGCGAGCCAGAGTCGACGGTTGGCGGCGTGCACGTCTTCGCTCGTCACGGCGAGGTTGTACTTCACGCCGTCCTGGGCGAGGTGCCCAAACGAGACCTGCGTCTGCTCGACCGCGGGATCGCCGACCACCACCGCGCGGTGCAGCGGATAGCGCGGCGTGATCGCATTGACCGCGATAGAATCGACCTGGCTGATCTCCGGGTAGTTGTCGAGCGCGCGCAGGCGATAGAAGTCGCCGATCGCGAAGTTCGTGCCGGATGCCACGTTGTGTACGTTGTAGGTGCCGATCGCCGGCAGCGTGGAGGCGATCGTCGAACTGCCACCGCCCGCGGTGTCCCGGAAGACCCCCACGTCGGTGATGTGGGCGAAGAGTTCACCCTTGAGATTGCGCCGCATCGGATGCTCCGGTGTCGGTGGTGAGGATCAAGCCGGGCGGCCGGCGCACGCGGCGCCAACCGCCCCGCGCGGTTACCAGGACTCGTACAGCACGCCGGCGAACACCTTGGCCTTCACCGGCAGCGCGAGCTTCGACCCGCGCGCCAACTGGAACGACAGCCCCGCCAGATCCATCTCGCATCCCATGGCGGTGATGCGCACCGTCTTCCCGTCCTTGCGGGCGCCGGTGAAGACCCAGCCCGCATCGAGCTGCTCGCCGAACTTCGACGCGTCCATGCGCAGCACGCGCGGCTGCGCGGTGGTGCCGGCGCCGAGGATGTTGGACTCGAGCATGCCGTGCGCGAGCGCCAGATTCTCGACGTTGTAGCCGAGCAGACCGAAGGCGATGGCGATGTCGAGGTATCCCGTCTGCTGCGCGAAGAGCATCCGCTGCACCGCCGAATTCACGTCGTCGACGTTACCGCGGAACGAGATCGTCAGGCCGCCGTCATCGATGTGCCCAGGATCCGTGAGGGCCTGCTGAACCGTCGCGTCGCCGATCGCATGCGCGAACTGCAGCGGCGTGGCGTTATCGAGCGTGATCGTGGTCCCCACCGGCGCGGTAGACCCGTGAATACGGACGAACTCGGCGGTCTCGCCGGCGCCCACACGGATCGTCTGGCCGACGGCGAAGTTGGTAATCGCGGCCACGGTGAGGCTGACGGCACCGGCCGCCGCCGCCGCGGTGAGCGACGTGCTGCCGAACGTCCCAGTGGCGTCGCGGACCGCCTGCACCTGCGTCAGGTGGCTCCAGAGTTCCTTCTTGTTGTTGAGCCGGGCCATGGATGGCTCCTCGGTGGGTGGTCGGGTGAAGAGGTCGGACTACAGGGTCATGGTCAGCGCGACCGTGAGGTGCGCGTAGTGCACGTTGCGGGTGCCCTGGCGTGGGGCGTCGGGGCCGTCTGGTTCTTCGTCGCCGTCGTCGCGGGTGAGTTGGAGTGGCGCGCCGTCGACGCTCTGCGCGGCTAGTGCGCTGGCCGTGTAGCCGTCCTCGATCGCGTCGAGCAGCTCGTGCACCGTGCGATCCGCGTCATTGCCGGCCGCGACGGCGGTGAAGCGTACAGAACCCTCGCGCGCGTCCCGGTCCTCGCCGGTCTGCGTGAACGACCCGATGCGGTACACGATCACGGGTAGCACGGACTCCTCGAGCGTCGACCAGGTGACGCAATTGCTCGTGTCGTTGCGGCCCGTGATGGACCGCACGGCGGCGAGTGCGTTCACGATCGCGCAGGTGGCCTCACGCAGGCGCTGGATCTGATCGGCATGCGGCGGCATCAGGCGCCCCTCGCGAGTTTCTTCGAGACACGGCGGCCCAGCTCGGCGACCATGACCTCCGTCATCTGATCCTTGCATGCGGCAAGCGCCGGCTCGAAGGACGGGCGGGGCTCGATCACGAGCTTGCGAGGCGAGAACAGCGTGGCGACGCGTCCAGACCTGCCGGCCCGGGCCTTGCCCGTCTTGCGGGCTGGCTTGGCATCGGCCACGACGCCGAGCTCAAGCAGCCGCAGCTTGAAGTCGTCCGTGCCCACGCGCCGAAAACCATCGACTGCGGCGTTCTTGACCGAGCGGCGCGCGCGCCCTGACTGCAGGTGCGGAGACTGGCCGGGCTGGGAGGGTGTGCCGCCGTAGGTGCGGCGCGTCTTCAACGACGTGCGGCGACCCGGCGCGGCGACACTCAACTGCTTGCGGATGGCGTTTTGCAGCACGCGCGCCGCCCCCTTCACGGCATCACTATCCGCCCCCGTCAACGTGCGCGTGGCAGCGACCAGCTGGCGGTGGGCCATGCTGATCTCGCGCTGCACGGAGCTGGCGCCGCGGGCCATCAGGCGAACGTCTCCGTCGTGCGCACGAGCGGGTGCTCCGCGTGCGTGCTGCGCGCGCCGGGGGCGCCGAAGTCCAACGAGGACTGCCCGGTCACGCGATAGCGTTCGCCGGCGCGCGCGCCCGCGGTCACGATGATCCCATCGTCCGGACGGAGGGGGACGCCAGGCAGCACGAAGATGCGCGCTTCGACCCGAGTCTCCTGCCCATACAGCCGCTGCGCCAGCTCGGCCGTCGGCGTGTCGATGAACGCCGCGACCTTGGTCGCCACGGCCGCCCATCCCTGATTGGTGGCCCCGCCGGCCGATTGCGTGCGCGTCGCGCGCATGATCGTCACGGCGGTGCCGCTCCGCTGGATGATGCCGGCGAGGCTCATACGCGCGACACCCAGCAGGCGGCGATACCCGCGTGCCACTCGGGCTGATCCTCGAGCACTCTCGCGAGGTCAGTGCTGTACCCGCCCAGCCGCTCGGTCCGCGCGTCCTCTGAACCGCGCTGGCGATACACGGCCGCCGCGCCCCGCAAGACCGCGAGCCGCGCCGGGGCGGGGAAGTGGTCAGCCGTCGTGTAGACCACCTGGACATAGCGCGGCTGGTCCAGCTCGCCGAATACGCCGCCGTCGACGCGCATGATCCGCTCGCCGTTCGCCCCCCAGACGAGCACCGACTTGTCAGCCACATCGAGCGTCTCCTCTGGCGCGGCCGCGTTGTAGCCGAGCGTCACGCTCGTGAGTGCACTGATCGGATAGTCGAGAAACAGCGCGCTCGATCCCGTTCCGTCCCGCACTTCCGTGCGCACGGCGGACGCCATAAAGGGACGCTCGTGCCGGTTGCAGGCCGCCTCGAACAGCGACTGCACCACGTCGATCAGGGCTAGCAGCACGTCCTCGTCGGTCCCCTCAGGGACGTTCAGGAACGCCTGTAGCTCCTCGACCGGCACGAGCTGACTGCGCGCCATGGGCTACGCACCCTTCTTCGACGCGCCCTTCTTCCCGCCGCTCGGCTTGCCCTTCGCCTGCGGGCCGGCCGTGGCAGTCTCCGTCGTCACGCCATCGGCAGCCGCCTTCGGCGCGCGCGGCGCGGGACCAACCGGGCCACCGGCAAACGGCTCGGCGTACCCGCCATCGATCAGCGCGCGTGCCTCGGCGTCGTCCGCGATGTCATGCACCGACCCGGGATGACGCACTCCCTGCGGTCCGGCGTCGAGACTCAGAAACTTGAGCTTCATGCAACGATCCTCGGATGGGCCGTGCCGCGCGGGTGAGGGTTCCGGGCCTCACCCGCACGTCAGGCCAGGGACTCAGGCCGTGCCTTCGGCCGGCGAGTTCAGGTACTTCGCCGCGATCACCGTGGCGTCATGCGTCGGCGGCGCCTTGCGCCCCTTGTACTGGATGGCGATGATGCCGTCGAGGACCGCGTTCGCCGTACCGCGCACGAACACCGCGCGCACGTACCGCTCGCGCGGGCGGTAGACGTCGACCACCGCGGTGCCGTCGCTCCCCGTGTCGGGAATCGACGCGAGCGACCCTTCGAGGTCCGCCGCATCCGAGAGGTTGGCGGCCTGCCCCTGCTGGGCCTTCAGGCCCGTGACCGCCGTGGCGGTGAGGGCGCCCACGGCGCCGACGAACAGCACGCCGTCGTAGCCCGACATGTCAAGCACCGAGCTGTTCTGCACGGTGGTGCCGGCCGCGACCGCGGCCAGCACCCGCGTGATCTTGATGTTCTTGCCGATGTTCATGGAGTGCTCCTGGCGAAAGACCGGGGGAGGCCGCGCGCCCGATGATCCGGGCGCGCGGCCGCGAGACTAGCCGAGCTTCACGCGGGCGAACGCCTCGCCAAGCACCGGCTGGCCGTCCGTTTCCTTCCGCACGATGAAGCCGGTCTGGTTGGTCGTGGCGAACAGCTCGACGAGCCGCTGCACCTGCAGGTCGAGCGCGTCGGCGATCCAGTAATACGTGAGGTCGCCGATGAAGCCGACGTACTTGCCCGTGGTGAACGTGTTCGGGATGTACTCCGACATGAACACCGGCACGCCGAGCAGCCGGTCCGGCTCGCCGATCTGCGTGGAGGGCTCCCACAGGTAGCGGTTCTGGGAGTCCTTGAGCTTCGAGATCTGCAGCACACCATCGCGGTGGAAGCCCCACACGGCCTTCTTCAGGTACCCCGCCTTGAGGGCGAACTTCGCATTGCGCAGGCCGTCCATCGTGACCGCGGTCGCCGCATTGTCGGTGGCGACGTCGCGCGTCGTGGGGATGCCGTCCGCCGAGGCCGTGAAGATGCCGAGCGGCTGACCGGCGCCGGATCCGGTGAGGAAGCCCTTCTCCTCGGGGATCGCGACCTTGTACGCCATGCGCTCCATGACCAGGCTGTCGATGTTGAGCATCGACGCGCGCATGAGCTTGTTCGACACCTTGATGAGCTTCGCCAGCGGGTGCGGACGCAGCTCGCGCTTGCCGAACGCCATCGTCGAATCCTCGCCGCCGACGGCCAGCTCCGACGTCCAGTCGGCATCCGCCGGATCGGCGTCAAGCGACACCGCGCCCAGCGCCTCCGCCGTCACGACCGGGCGGACCGTGCCGAACTTGCGGATGAACACGAGGTCATCGACCGCGCGGATGAGGTCCTGGACGAACTGCACCGGCGCGACCGTGTAGCCACCGTTCCCGCCCGCGACCGCGTCAAGCGCGCGGATCTCACCAGTAGCCAGGAAGTGGCGGAAGTTCTCGCCGTACTCCGACGTGGCGCGCCGCAGCGCCCCAGCGTCCTTGGTGCGCAACGCGTAGCGATGCTCCTTCGCATCGATCGCGCGAACCTCGCGCACGGCCGTGTTCGGCTCGCCGTTCCCCGGCAGCGAGCGCTGGCCGCCGATCTCGCCCTCGAGCGCCGCCTGGCGCTCATGCCGCTCGATCGTCGAGCGGAGCGCGTCCTGGTCGGTGAACGCGGCGTCGTAGTTCGCCTGCTCTTCGGCGTTCAGGCCGCGCTTCTCGCTCGACGCCTTGTCGAGGATCGCGCGCATTTGCGCGGCGAGCGCGGCGCGCTTGTCCAGCATGTCCCGCAGCTTCATGGTGACGGACCTCCGATTGGGCGATCGGAGATCACGCCAGCAACGCAACGGCGCGGACCGCCGACCGCGTGAGTGGACACTCACGACGTGTCAGGCAGGGTCCGCGCCGCATCGGCGTCGCGTCAGTCTGCGTCCGCGCGCGGGAGGTGGGCAGGCATCGGCCTCCGTGATTCCCCCGCGCGCGCTTTCCCATCAGTTCAGACGGTACGATAACACCGTCAAGTGTGGTCTGGGGCTCGTCTAGCGCCTCGGTGCGGAGCTACTCCGGGGCCTCGGTGAAGTCGAGATAGAACTTCTGGCCCGGCGCGATCTTCCCGAGCAGCGCCGGGTTGGTGATCATCATCTGCAGCGAGCCGCTCGGCGAGTAGCGCGCGAACGTGTTGTCCTCGCTCTCCCCGTTGGGGCCAAACGGCGTCTTGCCCGTGACGCACTGCAGCTTGACCTGCTCGCCGTGCTGGAACTTCTCGACACTCGCCACCTGCATCTTCGCGCGCATCATGCGGTACTCCTCCGTGTGAGACTGTGTGAACCCGACTACAACCCTGCGGCAATCAGATCGACCTCGCGCCGGCGGAGATCCATCGCATGCTGCCAGGCGTCGGGATCCGACAGCGCTTGCTCGCCCTGGCGCGCGATGGCCTCCAGCGAACGTCGCCCTTCCTCGGCGATCAGCGTGAGCGATCCACGCACCCCCGAGTCCGCCTCCGGGTAGGCGGGGAACGTCACCGGGCTCACATCCCACAGGCGCTTCACCTTGAGGACCGTGCGCACCATGATGCCGTCGCGCGTCTCCCACTTGTCGTCCAGCGTGGAGAACTGGAAGGACGACTGATTCACGTCGCCGCGACGCATGCTGATGACGAGGTCGCGCGCGTAGGTGGTCTCCGGCGGCTGGATCTCCATGCGCAGCCCCTTGTCATCCTCTTCGATGAGCATCGTCGGCTCAGGCTTCGCGCGGTTCCGCCCGAGAATCATGTTCGGGTCGTGGTTGAACAGGGCCCGCACATCATCCGTGCGGATGGCGTCAGCGAAGGCGCCGGGCGCGATGATCTCGCGGAAGCCGCCGAGGTTCTCGCTGAGCGAGTTGAAGACGGCGGCATGGCCAACGATGCGGGGGAGGCCCTGAGCGCCCCCCTCGGGATCGACGAGCCGCAGCTCGTCGAAGTCGAAGATGCGGAATTCACGCAGCAACATGGGCAGGTCCTCGATGCGACAGGGTGGAGAGGATCGCCGTGCGCTCGCGCTGCGCGGCGTCAGTGGCGCGGGTAGACTCCCACGCGGTGAACAGGGCAAGTAGGGCGTCGCGACCTTCCGCGGCCGCCGCGGTCACGGCCGTGCGAGCGGCGCCGCCCTCGCGCTCGACCGCCGCAGCGACGAGGGCGCGAGCCAGCGCTTCGCTGCCGGCGCCGTCGGCAGCGGTCGTGACCATGCGCAGCACCGGGAGCAGCCGCTCGGTCAGCGTCGCCTGGTGTTCACGCCAGAACGCCTCGTGCCAGGCGACGAACTCGGTGACGTCCGACGAGCGCTCGAGCTGCCGGCGACTGGCCAGCAGCTCCTTCCGCAGCGCGCGACCCAGCGCATCAGTGAGCACCGGGATGGACGCGGCCAGCAGTCGGGCATGCAGGTCCTCCTCATCCTCACCGTCGCCCGCGCTGCCGTTGCCATCACCGGTACCGTCGGCGGGACCATCCCCGCCGTCCGGCATCGGCTCCTTCGTGCCAGGCGCACCAGACTTCGGGGTGGCCATGTTCAGCGGCTGGAGGTAGATGCTCCCCTGGCCGTTCGGCAGCGGGTTCATGTTCTCGATCTCGCGCACCTCATCGGCTGACAGCCAGCCCCCCGTCCGCCCCACGTTGTAGGCGTCGTATCGCGTCTTCATGTCACCGCGCAGCAGCCCGTCCACGAGGAACTCAAAGAAGTACGTCCCGCGCTCGCGCTCGAGAAGCAGCGCCTTGTTCAACCGCTGCTCCATGCGGACGAGGCGCGCGCGCAGTGACCAGATGACGAACTCGATGCCCTGGTGTTCGATGTTGCTGAACGTGGCGCGGTCCATGCTCTTGAGCATGTGCGGCGGCAAATCGAAGATCCGCGCGATCTCCTCGATCTGGAACTTCCGGGTCTCGATGTACTGCGCGTCCCGGCGCGACATCGTGAGCGACTGCCACTCCAGCCCCTCCTCGAGGATCGCCGGCTTCCAGGCATTGCCGCTGCCGGCAAAGCGCGCCTCCCACGAGTCCTTGAGGCGCTGGTACGCCTGGTCGCTGAGCTTGGCCTTGTGCTTGAGCACGCCGCCCGGCGTGGCATCGTTCGAGTAGAACTTTGCCGTGTGCTCCTCGGCGGCGAGCGCCACGCCGATCGCCTCACGCGCCACCTCGATCGTGCCCTTGCCCACATAACCATCCGACGAGAACCCGCGAAAGTGCAGGATCTCGTCCTCTCGGAAGGTGAGCATTCCGCCCTGGCGCGTCTGGTACCGATACCAGACGGTGTCGTCGGGAGCGATCACGAGCGTGATGCGATCAGGGTGCAACGGCGGGAGGGCCTGTACCACGCCGCGGCGGTCCGCGTCGATCACGGCATACGCGTTCCCACGCAGCTCGAGATGGCCGGCCAGCATTTCCCGCCACTCGAAGCTGGTCAGCCGATCGGTGGGCGCATCGTGCAGCAAGCGGTAGAGGGGATGGTCCACCGCCCGATCCTTTCCACCGCCTGGTCGTCGCTGATACAGGATGAGCGGCAGGCCGGCGATGGCCCCCGACAGGATGCGGACGGCGTTCCAGACCGCGGTATTGGTCAGCGCGGTCTCGGCGTTCACCGTCTGCCCCGTGGCGGATCGGCGGCCGCCGAGCATGGTCAGCAACCACTGCTCGGGCGTGGCGATGCCACTCTGGGCCGCGCGACGGGCGACGAAGGAGCTCAGGGGTCCAGGCATGGGCTAGCCTCCGGCAGAGGAGCGGCGGACCGAAATGTCGACGGACAGCCATCCAAGGAAGAGCAACAAGGCCCCGCACGCGATCAGGCCCAGCGCACGGGAGAACGTCCACACGCCGGCGATGATCGTCACCAGGCCGGCAAACATCAGGAACTCAGAGAGGAGGCTGCGCGCCATGGTCGGTTCGGTCAGAGGGTCCGGATGCCCTGCGTCTCGTAGACGCTCGCAGCCTCGAGCGGATCCACGATCAGGCGACTCAATGCCATGATGCTGGCCACCACGCCGTCGATGCGGCCGGTCTGGGTGGACTTGTCGGGCATGATGTTCTCGTTCGCGTCCTCGCGGAGACCGACGTTCGATACCATCCAGCGCAGCACCGGATGCCCGCCGTGCCGCACTCGCCGCGAGACCACGCGCGCTTCGAATTCCTTCGACGGCTCCGACATGCTCTTGAAGCCTTGCCGGACCTCGACCATCGTCAGCCCGTCGCCGCCGAGCTGCGTCGCGATCTGGGTGGCATTCCACGGATCGAAGCCGATCTCGCGCACCTCGAAGCCCTGGCAGAGCTGCACGATGTCGTCGCGCACGCGGTCATAGTCCACGACGTCACCTGGCGTCTCGATGAGCCACCCGTCGCGCGCCCAGGCGTCATAAGGGACGCGGTCCTTGCGCGCGCGCTCGAGGATCCGTTCCTTCGGACACCAGAAGCGTGCGACCAGGGCGAGCTCATCGTCCTGGGGAATCGCCAGAACGAAGGCGGTGATGTCGATCTTGGTGGACATGTCGAGCCCGCCGAACGCGAGCGTGCCACCGAGCGAGGACACCCACGCCTCATACTCGATCGACGAGCACTCGTCATCGCAGGCGGTCCACTGCTCCGGCGCGATCCACCGAGTGCGCTGTTGCGTCCACCGGTTGAGGTGGTAGCGCAGGAAGGTGTTCAGATACGAGGGCTGCTGCTTCGCCTTCTCGCACTCCGTGCGCAGATAGCTCTCGCGCACCGAGACGTTGAGGTTCGGGTTCGCCTTCCGCCAGGTGACGGGATCGGTGTAGTCGTCCTCGTCATCCGCGGCGAAGATCAGCGCGAAGAGCGAGTCGTCCTCGATCGCCCCCTCGAGCACCTTGACCGCCCGCTCATGCAGGATCCAGCCGATGTTCTCGGGGTTGTACTCACCCGCCGTCGTGATGTAGAACGTCAGCGGCTGACGGCGGGCGCCCATCGAGGTCTGCAGTACGTCGATGAGATGGCGGTCGCTGTGCGCGTGCACCTCGTCGATGATGTTGCCGTGCGCGTTCAGCCCGTCCTGCGTCTTCGAGTCCGCGGCGAGCGGCTCGAACTTCGACCCGAGTTCAGCGCAGCTGATGTTGCTGCGCAGGACGGAGAGGAACCGCCCGAGCTCCGGCGACGCCTCGACCATCTTCGCCGCCGTGCCCCACACAATGCGCGCCTGCTCGCGCTTGGTCGCCGACGAGTAGACCTGCGCGCCATGCTCGCCGTCGGCCACAGTGAGATAGAGACCGACACCCGCGCCGACTTCGCTCTTGCCGTCCTTCCGCGGGATCTCGATGTACGCCTCGCGGAAGCGGCGCACCGGGTCCGTTGGCCGGCCGTCAGTACCGGGATCGCCCGGACGGATCCAGCCGAAGATCTCGCGCAGCATCGTCTGCTGCCACAGCTCGAGGAGCAATGGCTTGCCGGCCCACTCGCCGATATGGTGATGGAGGTACTCCTCGAAGAACTGCACCACCCGGTTGCCGCGTTCGGCATCGAAGATGAAGCCACGCGCGCGCGCGCCGCGCGGCCCGTGGTCGCGCCGCATGCGCTCCACCGCGAGTCGCTCGAGGCGCCCCATCGGACGCTTAGGCCAGGAGACGCGGCTTGTCGAACTTGAGGAAGTCACGAGCCTTGTCCTTCTGCTTCGGGGGGTCGGGGAGCTTGATGGCGGTGCGTGCACTCGGCGTGAAGCCGAACTCCGCGCTGAACGCCTTGATCTGCTGCATGGCCTTGTTCGCGATCGCGACCTCTGGTCGCGCCATCTCGTACAGCGTACCGGCCTTGCTCTCGAACTCCATCGTGAGGCCGTACTTGTCGAGCTGTGCCTGCGCGAGTTTGAACGTCGCCCACGCCTGGCAGTAGCACGCGAGCGCCGCGCGATCGACGCGCGTAAGCAGGTTGAGCGCCTGCAGCTCCGGGACGATGCGATCCCACTCGGCGCGCGCGTCGCTGTTCAGGAAGTCGGGACACGCGGGGACCGCGAGCGCCGGTGTCGGCTCGCGGTCGTTCAGGGCGCGCTTGCCGGGATTGCCCCGGAGCCGCTTCTGCGCAGTGGGTTGCGGCTTCGGGCCGCGTCGTCCCAATCGTGTCTCCTCCTGCGGGTGGTGCGATCAGAGGGCCCGCCGTGGCGAGACCCCCCCTACCGAAACCTGCGGACGCACACGCAAAGCTCTGCGGCGGTCATTCCAGGGGGGTCTCCAGAAGTGGACACCCCCCTCCCCCTCAGGTCACTTCGCGGCGGCGCGCTTCCGTCCCGTCGACGCTTGCGACTCCTCATCCGACACTGTGGCGACCTCGTCTTCTGTCGCCACCGAGACACCGAGCGCGACGTGTCCCACCGTCCGCACGGCAAGCCCGTGCACCGTCAGGTGCGTTTGCACCGCTTCGCAGAGCGCCGTGCTGGTCCCGTCATCCTGCTTCATGCGCGCTGGCTCACCGCGCTCGTTGAGCACGATGAGTGCGATCGACTTGGCACTGCCGCCCTTGTTGCCGCAGCGCAGCCGCCACCCGTCCGCTTCCGCCGCACGCACGGCGCGCACGACACGGTCATTGAGCG